CCCTTCGACAAGTCGAACCATTCGGCTTGACTATTCCCTTTCGGGAATGGTTTCCAAAAGATTGCGATAGTCAACTGCACCCCTTTCGGGGACGGCAAACTGTCGCTTTCCAAATAAATTTTCATCCACACACACATTCTCAAAGCAGTTACTATAAAACTCACCCAAACCTCGGAAGTGCTTCCATAAGAAGTACCGACGAGGCCGACTCCAAGAGAAATCGTAGTCTACAAACCGGTATCGTTCGAACCTTTCCTCCCAAAAGAGGTCAGGATTCTTCGGATGACGAGCTGCGTAGAGAACTTTTTCAACGGATGACCGAGGATTAGAATGCTTGTAACCACCCCGCTTCTTCAAGACGGAACTAAGTTCCTTCCTAAGAAGTGTGGCGAGTCGGGGGCCCGTAACAGTAGGTACTTCCTTAGTCAAGCCGTTGTAATAGACGGATGACCAAAGGACAGACTTACTGGCCTCCTCCTCGATCCTGTCTTCATAATTACTCACGATCGGATTAACCGAAACATGAGAGTTAGGAGGACGGATGGTGGTTCCTCGCGTTCGAAACCTAGACATCTCCCGTTCCACCGACGTCAAAGCCCTTGCATAAGCAGGGGAGACGGAAGTGGTATACAAACGGGTCAATGTCCTGGGCATCCGTTCACGGTAGATTAGAGCGTGTATGCCATCTTGGTAAAACCGAGAGCAGACATCTTTCATCTTAAGTGTCCTAGGGTCGGATTTCACTAGACCGGCCCCCCCCAGCGTACGCGGAAGGAAAGGCGGGATACCTACAGCATAGAACCACCTTGGTAAACCAGGATGGAGAAGCTTAAGTATTCTCGCCACCTTTTCGTGACTGTCTGGGTGGGCACGAACGACGGACTCTGCCGAAGGCCCGATGTTGTACCAAAGAGGCAGGTGGTTGTCAGAGCTTTCGCTCTTGACGGCCCACCTCAAGGGTATACAATCGGTCCATCGGTCAAACCGAACACCAACAGGGATCCCGACTTGCTTTCGCACTGTTGAGACTGCTTTTAGAGGCAAATCTCGAGTGACACTCCAAGCCCAGGTTCCCTGAGGTGTATCGTTCGTGGCAACCACAAACGCTTTAGAGACCGAACCCACAACCATAGATACAGTGAAGATATTCTCTGTAAATATGCCATGGGTGCGGGAGCTAAGGTGCTTGCCAGGAGAGAAGATGGCACCGCATAAGCGGGCCAATTCCTCATAACGGCGACACACCGAAGGTCTCGCCACCAGTAATAGGTCGTCGCCACAAACCACGTGGTTTGTGCGATTACTCTTCCTGGTGTCGGTAACTAAGTGTTTGGACTTGCGACCGGAAATGTGATCATATTGAGTTACAGTAAACTGATCCTTCTCATCTAATCGGATGTTAACGTTATCCTCACCGATACAGTGTCCCCTCGGTTTCTTCATGTCTTGCGCAAGCGAGACCCAGAAGAGATTGAGAACACAAAGTATTGGCCACGAAGTAGGGGTTCCCATAAGAACACCCCGCTGCGTGACACGGGTCGACATTTCGCTACCCTTAGGGTAGTGGAGCGCGTAAGCTCCAACCGCAAGGTCGAATGCCAACTCCCGGATTGGGACGTCAACATCCACCAGTGAATCGAGAAAACCTCCAAATATAGCTTGAACAATGTCAGCATGGAAGGTATCCGTAGCACTGGTGAGGTCCGCAGATAATATCTCGGCACGTGGATCAAGGTAATTGTCAAAAAGCTGTTCAACAGCGCGATGATGATCACCCGATAACACGTCTCGGATATGTGGGTCCCGAGCCAAAGAACGACGAAGGCCTGTTCCAAAATAATGGAGAAAGGCCGTAGCTTCGGCGGGATGGCTCGTTACCACCCTACATTTGTACCCCCTCTCGGGGAGACCATGGACTTGGCATTTATTGCCTCCGTCAAATTGGAATCCCCTCTTCGCTTGATTATAAATCTCGTCGAAGGAGGTGGTCATTGTTGTAGGTATCTGTGGACCTAGGTTAGATGAGTTGGAAGAGGTTCCTGTTATAGGAACTGCATGAGAATGTGACTTTGCCACGGGATGTCTACTACTAAGAATTTCACCCAGCTTACGCGAGTATCCCCCTTTACGAAGGGAATACTGGAAGCATGAGGAGTTCTTAATCACGGGAGTTGAAGCAAAATCGACTGAGAAGTTATACTTCCTGGCCCAATTTGCCGAAAACTCACGTGCCGCTGAAACAATCCATTCGGGACTCTCGCCTTTAGAGCAGAGAATCTCAGCATGTTTTGCAACCGCGGAGTTGACAACTGCGTCACTACCATATGGAAGTGCGCGGCCGATAAAAGTGAATTGCAAGAAAATATCTTGTGTTTTCGCAGATTTCGGATGTCCAAACTGGCTGAGGAGTCCACGATACGGAGTTGGTTTAAGAGGAAATTTCTTTCCTAAAAAGACTGCCTCACGTACTTGTGTACCCCAGCGTTTGAGCATGCCGACCAAATGGTCAGGCCCGCAACCCATTCCTGTGGTAGCGACCCACCTCGCAAAAGCCGTATATGTTCTAAGAGCCCTACGCCCTGCTTCGGTAGACAAATCGAAGCCAAGGGGAAAGGCGCAACATAAAGCGGCTGCACAGGCTCTCCATATCTCATCAAGAACGATGATCCTAGATCGTCGCTCTTTGTCTGAGAGAGGTAAGAGAGTGTGCGCGAGGCGCGTGGTAAAGTGTGTGTATGAAAATTTAAAACCGGGAAGGCTGCTAGCCCCCTTCAGGCGGTGCGTTGTCAAATACGCACACCTGGGGGGATCATACCTAGCCGGGGTT